GTTCTTGGATATTAGACACGAAGATTCCATTCTATAGGTGGTATCATACGGCTAGTGGTTACGGCTGGATGTTTGAATAACAAAAAACGGGACCATTTCTGGCCCCGGTCGGATAGATTTTCGAAATCAGGCATATTGTCTCTCTTTCTTTATGTGTTGATACATTCACCCGCACATTATTGTACGAGTGTGTTGTCATAAAAGTCACCCTCACACATGATGCGTGTGGGTTCAGTGTATATGATTATACAGGGGGGATTTCAGATTGTCAATAGGATTTTTGAAAAACATTCGTAGTTTATTCTGGACACGTTCGATGTCACCCAACTTCCCGGTTTTGGCCAGCCTTCGGGATACACATAAGTGAACTCGGTCTTGGGAAATAGTTCATGTATTTTGTTCAGTTGGTATATCCAGAACTTAGGGTCAACGGCTTTGGCATCCCTTTCGTTGTAGTTATCCGTGCCTTTATATACGTTGTTGTGTTGATTCCAAGGGCTGTACATATCAAACCCCATTATAAAGATGCGACTGGGAGATTTCCCACAAGCTGCCAATAGAGCATACGTTCCAGAACCCCAGTTCATTGGTTGATCCTCTTTCTTGTCGCCTTTATACGGAAGGTCTGGGAAATATTTTACATAAGGATAGCTATGGAACTTCGAACGCCATTCCTGTCTGGTATAAACATTCGACCCACTATCGACAATCTCTTCTACCATAGCCTTGTCACATGCAAACACATGTTTCGGTGTATAGTCTCGCACAATAGCATTGCACCCATAGGTGATGTGGTTATCAAGCTCTGACAACCTAAAACCCCGTCTGGTTTCTCCGTTACCTATGACAACCATTTGTCTACTCATATCTTTATTTACCCCCTACCTTGAATAAATACTATCAAAGTAGGAGAAGTACGATTCCAAGAATATCATTATGGCAAGAGGGCAGACACTCACACGATTACAAGTTTTTTGACCGTAACGTGAGTGAGCAGTTTACCATCGGTGCCACAACCATGTATGTGCATAAGCTTCTTGGAGTTACAGACCAAGGTGAAACTGGTGACCTTACCCAACCATCAACGGCGGGTGACGGTATTTTTGGTATTCAAGATTTGCTTTTCCTTGAGAACCGCGACCGCCAATACGAAGAAGACATCTATGAGCTTCGTGGTCATTATAACATCGCAGAGAACGACTTCTCGAACACACAGTTTGGTATGATGATTGAAACCGACAACCTATACATCACCTTCCACATCAACGATATGGTAGAGCGTATGGGCCGTAGAATCATAGCTGGTGATGTGCTTGAGATTGCACACCTTGTAGATTTTTGGGCACTGAACGATACCGTCCCTGTCGCACTAAAGAAGTTCTATGTGGTAACTGATGCGAACCGTGCTGGTGATGGATACAGCCCCACATGGTGGCCTCACCTATGGAGAGTGAAAGTCAAACCAATGACCGATTCGCAAGAGTATGCAGATATTCTTGATGATTTGGTTACGGGCACAGACGATGGTAATGGTGATAGCCAACCGTTGCGTGACTTACTCAGCACATACAACCAAGAGATTGCAAACAACGCGGCTGTTATTGCTGCTGCTGAAGCCGAGGTGCCCAAGAGCGGTTACGACACATCACAGTATTACGTGATGGACAGTGACGCAGAGGGTAATCCCGGCGAGCCAGAAGATTACACAGACCCAGACGGCAACGCACAAACAACAGATACCCCACAAGCCAACGGATGGACAGACGGTTATCTTACCGGTGATGGTCTTGCACCTAATGGTCACCCAGTCACGAGTGGAACAGCGTTTCCAACAAGTGGTTCTGTCGAGGGAGAATACTTCTTGCGTCTTGACTTCCTACCAAACAGATTGTTCCGATATAACGGCACACGTTGGGTCAAGATTGAAAACGTTGAACGCACATCACTGACACCGGGTATGGGACAGACACAAAAAGATACGTTTGTCAATAACACAAACACAACAATCGGTGACGACAACGTTGTGTTAGACGAGCGCGTGGCATTGAGCAAGGCTCTGACACCGTTGGAGGACAACTAAACCATGTTATTGAATGAAATGTTCCTGAACGAATACAAGACCGATGAGCTTGATTTGTATGGAAGGAAAAACCTATTAGTATATAAGGTTGCTTCTCTGCATAATCTTACACAGTTGGTAGAAAACATTGGTGACCTTCGAGGTTGCACGGTTGGGAAACAAGTATGGTTTTGGAAAGCCAGCGAGGCTGGGCACCACGATGTTTTTACAAACCTAAACGGGGCTGGATATGGAGACCATGGTGCATATGATTTGTATATAACAGACGGTGTTCCACAACTACACGGGATCGAATGGGAAGATCAAATGGCCCCAGTAGAAGGAACCGATATATATGTTGGTGTTTATGCAAAGGGACGTGGTATCATGCCATATACCGAGGTCGAGCATCGTGGTGCCAGAAGACTGTTAGGATTATCATAAGTGCAGAAATTTTTTTACGATGACCAAATAAAGCGTTTTCTGCTTCAGATTAGCCGAGTATTTAGCAACTTTCAGGTTGAGTATGGCAAGGATGAAGACGGCAACGTAAAATACAGAACTGTTCCGGTAAAGTTCGGCGACGGGTCAAGAGTCGTGAACTCTATCATTCGTCAAGGTAGCGAGAACACCACTATACCTACACCTATGATGAGCTTTTATATCACAGGACTTGATTACCGCCGAGATTGGATGCAAGAGCCTCACCACGTTGATAAGATGCATATCCGCCAACGTGATGTGAATGCAAACACAGGTGAGCTTACAACCACACAAGGCAACGCCTTCACCATCGAACGCTTGATGCCGGTGCCACATACCATGACAATCAACTTGGATATATGGACCACTAACTATGAGCAGAAGCTACAACTTATAGAACAGCTTACATGGATTTTCAACCCTGCGTTGGAGCTACAATCAACCGACAACTTTATTGATTGGACATCACTAACACGCATGGAACGCATTGGTTTGATTTGGTCAAGTCGTTCAGTGCCGCAAGGCATAGACGAAGACATGGATATCGCCACACTTACGTTCGAGATTCCAATATGGATTACACCACCGGCCAAGCAAAAGAAACTTGGTGTTATCAAGACGATTGTGGCATCGGTATTTGACGAGTCTGGTGACTTTGCCGATGGCATCATCGACAACGACCTATTGTTGGGAACACGTGTAAAAACAACTTGGAATAACTACAACATTTTCTTGTTGAATGGCGAGGTTCAGTTGCTCGAACATAACCACTCATATACTGACCAAAACAACGAGCTATCCACTCCTGTTCGAACAGGCACGAACACCGTGACATGGAAAGCGTTTCTTGATGCATTTGGTGACTTCCAGAATGGTATTTCTCAGTTGAGAATAACTTTACCAGACGACACCGATGTTATTGGAACCGTCAGCTTACACCCAACGGACGATTACAAGCTGTTATTCAACGTTGATGCAGACACAATCCCTACCAACAGCCTTGATGCCGTGACCAAAATCATTGACCCGTTGCGTAGTGGGCCGGGGGCTGGATTGCCCGTGGCTGCAAGTGGTCAGCGTTATCTCGTTACGCAAGCATTAGGAAATAGCTCAGACGGTGACGACCCAGATGCATGGGGCAGCGTAGTGGCTAGTGCGAACGACATCATCGAATATTCTGGTGGTGCATGGGCTGTGAGTTTTGATGCGAGTGCAACGACTACAACCCAGTATGTGACAAACTCGAACACATCCATTCAATACAAGTGGGACGGAACCCAGTGGATAAAGTCATATCAGGGTCTTCATACTTCGGGAAGTTGGTGTATCGTAATCTAGGGTCTAAATACCCATATGATAAAATCATCCGGTGCCCTATTTTTCTGCACGACAACTCGCCGTTACTTATTCCTTCTAAGAGACAATCACAAGTATGCAAATACATGGTGCTTTCCCGGTGGAAAAACTGAGCATGGTGAGACCGCGTTTGAAGGGGCATTGCGTGAAATCAACGAAGAACTCGGACTACAAGTTCCTTACACTAAAGCTATTCCCATTGAGAAGTTCACAAGCGACGATAAGCGATTTGAGTATCATACGTTTGTGTTTCTGGTCAAGAACGAGTTCATTCCCGTATTGAACAGAGAACATAGCGGTTATTGTTGGACTAAACTGGATGGATGGCCGAAGCCGTTGCATCCCGGTGTGTTCGGCACACTCAAAGAAGCAACCATCAAAGAAAAGCTTACTGTGATTGAGTCAACGTTTTAGACGCGACCTACGACAACTTCGATAATACCTTCACCAGTGCCATCAAAATCTTCAAGAGCCTTACCCAAAACTGAACCCATCTTTGGGTCTGCTTCGGCACGGGCACGTCCGTTACCAGCCGATACCATCATATCACC